AAAAAAAAAATTTCGAACGGTCGATGCGAAAGTTACATTAGAACCGATTGCAGGAATGTACCTAGGAAGCAGTTCAGGCTTGTTTCCTGGGCATCCGTCAGTTCATAAGTTGGGGGAGGATGAATTGGTGGTGAACACTTGCGGAAAAAAAGCAGTCACGCTAGAGGCCGTGCTTAATAATCTCATAGGATATCTGTCCGGTAAAGATCCTCCGATGGAGACGTATTTTAATATAGCTCCGAAGGATGAGACCTTTGCCGCGGGTCTTAACGCGCTCGAAGATGAGTATAAGAATGCAAAATTTCAGGATAAATTACGTATGTTTGTTATACCAAACACATTCTATATTCTTCTAGAGCGCTTATGCTGTGGGGTTAGATGCATCATTGAACGAGGAGGAATTATTATGATAGGCTTTAAATGGTCTCGAGGCGGCGCAGATCGATTAGCAAAAATGTTCGGGGTAACGCGGAAGAATTGGAGAAAAAAGGTATTCGGTGACGGTGACGTTACTAATTTGGATTTAAATATACATCAAGTATTTCTTCGAATCTTCTACGAATCCGGGCTCGTCTATTACAAAAAAGGAACAAAGGAATACGAACAACTTAAAGAATTAATTACATACCTAGTTGAGAGGGTTACTCAACGTATTTCACATTTATTTGGTAAATTGTGGGCAATTATTACTGGTGGAATGCCGAGTGGCTGTCTTATGACAAGTCATGGAGATTCATTTATTATGGCCCTCTGGTTTTATATGTTCTGTGTTCATCAGATGGATGGATGCTCTCCAGAATTAGCAGAAAAAATAGAGAGAGAGCTTATGACAATGATCATATTAATTATTGTATATGGTGACGACCATGTCATCTGTACAAGTCGTGATCCAGATATTATGAATAAAATTAACATTTTCCAGTTTAGAGACTGGTTAGCGAAATACCTATCTGTCCAGTTACGCGACTGCCGCCATGATATTCCATATGTGACGGTAGCGACGAAAGGCCCTTTTGCTCAGAGGACAGGTATGATTTTTCTTCGCCATCACGTCGTACTTAACGATAGATATTCAGAGCCAGGACAGCCTGAGTTTATTCCCTATCGTGAGTCTCGCGAGCCGATTCAGAAGGCCGTTTGGGGACGAACCCCTCGCGACAGAGACGAAGTCGACGTAGCACTTTCTTGCATAGGTCATGCTTATGGTACCTATGCATCTAATGCTTGGACATACGAATGGCTAAAAGCGCTTCATCAAAGCTGCATAAAATTGTCCGGAATGAAGGCGCATGATTGTCTCTCAAAGGCGATCTCGCGCATAGGTAAGGATGATTTAGCAAAGACCAAACAGTTAGGCATTAGTGCCGACGAGCTGCGCAGTGGTTTTCCGTCTTGGAAAACTCTTGTGGAGCGTAATATTTGGGATGCTACATATCATGAGAAACCTTCATCACTGCCCGAATATGCAGAAACGTCTGAAGTTTATGAGTGCGTTTTCTAGATCTTTAAACTTAAATGAGGTCGCTTTGTCCACACCGTCTCCCTTAGGCAAGGAGGCTTCACCCATGGTGTGGTTGACCTCTCAAAAATTTTGGAAAGGGACGACTCTCTCTTGATTCAATCAATAATAAAGGAAGAACCAAAACCAAATCTATTGAAGAAGAAGATATTTCCGAAGCTGAAACAAGTTACGGATATGTCAACTACAACCAAAACCCACCACCGGAAAGTCCGGAGGAGGCTTGGACG